TGTAAAAATTACAAATCACGTTTAACAAAAGAAAATGCACAAATTGATGTCAAACTAACTTATAAACACGGACTAGACAAATATTATGGTCTATTAGAACTAGGCGAAGAATCTGGTATCTTTACAAAGGTATCTACTCGTTATGAAATGCCAGATGGTTCTAAAGTGTTTGGTAAAAACATTAATGATGAACCTGAAAAGTATTTTACAAAAGAAGTATTACAAAAAATAGATGAATATGCCAACAAAAAATTCCGATACGGATCAAACGAAGAATAAAAAGTACGTTTTTGCACAAAAGACAGACGCAGAATATACGGCCATAAAATTACTTGAAGACAAATATAGAAATGTAATCTATAAGTACGGTAAAGTTGCATTTGCAAAAGAAGAAAATGAAAATGGAAACTTGCCAATGAAATTTGATTATGATATATTAAGTAATCCTGAGGGCAAAGATATAGATAACCAAGAGTTTATAGATTATATTGGCGATATACTTATTGAAATAATGGAATTGCAATTAAATAATGGTAAGGTAGAGTTTAATGGTGAATAACGAAAGAATAGAACGAACAATATTAAGAAACTTAATGTACAATGAGTCGTACATGAGAAAGGCAATACCTTTTCTAAAAGATACATACTTTTCTAAAAGAGAAGAATGTATATTATTTACAGAAATAAATAAATTTATTTTAAAATATAACAATCTACCTACTAAAGAAACTATTTCAATTGAAATGGGGTATAGAAAAGATCTGAACGATGAAGAAGTAAGATCAGTAAAAGAATTATTAGAAGCATTAAATATTGAAGCTGTTGATCAAAATTGGTTAATAGATACAACAGAAAAATTTTGTAAAGATAGAGCGGTACACAATGCAGTACTAGAAGGTATTAAGATATTAGATAAAAAAGACGACAAGAGAACACCAGATTCAATACCAGGTATATTGGCTGATGCTTTATCGGTTTCATTTGACAATCATATTGGTCACGATTATTTGAATGATGGCGATGAACGATATAAGTGGTATCACACTAAAGAGAAAAAGTTTCAATTTGATTTAAATTATTTTAACAAAATTACCAAAGGTGGCGTACCGAGTAAAACTTTAAACATTGCTCTTGCAGGTACAGGTGTTGGTAAATCTTTGTTTATGTGTCACACAGCTTCTGGTTTTTTAGCACAAGGATTAAACGTATTATATATTACTTTAGAAATGTCAGAGGAAAGAATTGCAGAAAGAATAGACGCCAATTTATTAGATGTAACGATGGACAATTTACATGATTTACCAAAAGATGTATATAGTGATAGATTACAAAAAGTACAAAGCAAGACTAAAGGTCAATTAATTATTAAAGAATATCCAACGGCGTCTGCTCATAGTGGACACTTCAGAGCATTATTGAACGAGCTTGCATTAAAAAAATCTTTTAAACCACAAGTGGTGTTTATTGATTATCTAAATATATGTTCCTCAAGTAGATTTAAAGGTGGGAATATATCATCATATTTTTATATTAAGGCTATTGCTGAAGAATTGAGAGGTCTAGCAGTAGAGTTTGATTTACCTATATTCAGTGCAACTCAAACAACAAGAACTGGTTTTGTTTCAACAGATATTGGTTTAGAAGATACTTCTGAAAGTTTTGGTCTACCTGCAACGGCTGACTTTATGTTTGCTCTAATGTCAAATGAAGAATTAGAATCATTAGGTCAAATGAAAGTTAAACAATTGAAAAATAGATACAATGATCTATCTTACCACAGATCATTTATTATAGGTGTAGATAAGTCAAAAATGAGATTGTATGATGTGGAAAACAATGCTCAAAATATAGTAAACAAAGGAACAGAGAAAAAAAGGGTACAAGATCCTTATGATAAATTTTCTGATTTTAAAATATGATTTACAAAAAACAAAAAGTAAGATTTAGTAGTGACGATAGAAGACCAAAGTCTGATAAAGATTATGTTAAACTACACTATTCTAAAAAAATGGTCAAGAAACAAAATAAAATAGTTTGGCATGTTAAAGAAGCTCCTACAAATAAAACAGTAGGAAAATTCTTCTTTGAAGAAGACGCAGACAAGTTAGTAAAATTTCAAAATACACATAAAGTTTGGGAGATGAGTGGGGGTATTCCTCGATTTTTATGGGTAGATAATACATAATTTACTTACCTTTTGATAAAACATACTAATAAAGACTTAATTCATTATAAATAGTGTAGTATAATAAAATTGATATATTGAATGGATTGCGTGATTTTGCTTATGGAAACAATGAAGGATAAATGTTTAATTTTAAAGGTTTTATAACTAAAGAAAAGAATACACACCTAGAACATCTAGAAGACGATATAATTAATAGAGGTTCTAATGGCGGTGATAATGCTGTAAAGTTTCTAAAGTCTATTAGAGACATGTTAGCAGGCTCGTCTGGTGCCAGAGTAAATATGTCAGTCAAGTGGGACGGTGCGCCTGCTGTTATATGTGGCATTAATCCAGAAAACGGCAAATTCTTTGTCGGCACCAAATCGGTATTTAACGTATTTCCAAAAATCAATTATACGCCAGGTGATATTATGAGTAATCATAGTGGAACTCTTGCAGAAAAATTAAAAGTTTGTTTAAGAGAATTAAAAAAATTAGGAATTACAGGTATCTATCAAGGAGATTTACTTTTTACAAATGACACTGTAACAAAAAACATAGACGGTGAAGATATGATAACTTTTACACCAAATACAATTACATATGCAACGCCGGTAAATTCCTTTCTAGGTAAAAAAATAAGAAAAGCAAGAATGGGAATAGTATTTCATACAAATTATTCAGGTAAAAATATGAAAAATTTGGTTGCTGGTTTTGGCACAATATATGGCAAATCAGGGTCATCAGCAGTATTTTTAGCAAATGCTAGTTATACAGATACATCCGGTTCATCAACGTTTACCAATGCAGAACTGTCTAGTTTTAATGGTTTAATTAGAATGGCAGAGGGTTCTTTATCAAAGGCTTCGGTATTATTGAATGCAATATCAAAATCAACCGATTCTTTATCAGTAGGTTACAGATTAAAAGTGTTCTTTAATTATTACATTAAAAGCACACAAGGTCATATGGGTAAGATTGCAACATTACAAAAAATGTTTAGAGATTACTATGAAAATATTTTACTAGAAGAAATAGCAAATAAAAAAACACAACTAGGTAAAAAAAAATATAGAGATATATTAGATACAAATTTAAAATTTATAGATAAAAATGAATCAGCATTATACTTCGCTATAGCTTCTCACGTAAGTTTAGGCAACGCAAAGAATTTTTTAATACAAAAACTATCGCAAATACAAAGTATAGGTCACTTTATTAGAACTTCAAATGGATATAGAGTCACCAATCCAGAGGGGTATGTTGCAGTAAGTAAATCAGCTGGTGCAATTAAACTAGTTGACAGATTAGAATTTAGTCGTGCCAATTTTCAAATTGCTAAAGACTGGGTCAAAGGATAATATGGATAAAATTTATTGTATAACAAACAAAGTAAATAATAAAAAATATATAGGGTATACATCTATGACTATCGATGAAACAATGGAACAACATAGACATAAATCAAATTACGAATGTAAAGAACCAATACATAGAGCAATTAAAATATATGGCTGGAATAAATTTCAAGTATCAATTTTATATGAGGGCGTTGATGCTTTAATTAAAAATGAAGAATTTAAAAAAGAATTATTGGTCGCTGGTGATTATAATTTTTCTAAATGGAAAAAACCTCAACCAGACGCCTGGAGCCGTACTTTATAAACAGGATTTAAAAGAAAAAATGAAATCATTTAAACAACACACTACAGAAACAATTGAACAACCAAAAATTATTTTAATTGGTGGTCCAGGTTCAGGTAAATCTACGTATGCAAAGTTTTTAGTAAAAGAATTTAACATAAAACACATTTATCCTGGTGATCTATTGAGAGCAGAAAAAGAAAAAGGTGGAGAAATTGCCAAAAGATTAACAGATTTAGATAAAGGTAGCTTTTCACCTAATGACATTGTTTTAGATTTAGTATTCAAAGCAGTTGCAGAGGCAAAAGGCGGCTATGTATTTGATGGATTTCCAAGGTATATGCAACAAGTAAAAGATTTAGAAAAAAAAAAAATTAGTATTAATAACGTGATTTTTTTAAACGTAAGTGAAAAAGAAGTCATTAAAAGATTAACCGCTAGAGGTAGAGCTGACGATAAACCAGAGATTATAAAGAATAGAATATCTTTGTATGAAAAAGAAACTGGTCCTGTGGTTGATTATTACAGAAACAAACCAGGGTTTATAGAGGTCAAAGCTGAAGGCGAAGAACCGAAAGAGATAGCTAATATAATAATAAATAGGATCAAAAATGAAAACATTTAAACAGTACGAAAATAAAATAGATGAAATAGATTCTATTTGTGAAAATATGAAATATGATGACCTTGTGGTTGAAGAAGCAGAACATCAAGGTAAAAAAGTTAAATTAAATAACCCGACTAGGTCAAGTGATGGCAAAAAGAAATTTCATGTTTATGTAAAAAATGACAGAGGCAATATAGTTAAGGTTGGTTTTGGCGATCCAAATATGGAAATCAAAAGAGATGACCCTAACCGAAGAAAAAATTTTAGAGCAAGACACAACTGTGACAACCCAGGTCCTAAATGGAAAGCAAGATACTGGAGTTGTTATCAGTGGAGAGCTGGCGCTAAAGTGGAGAACTAATATATGGGAATGTATATAAAAGGTGGATTAAAAAAAATGTCAAAAGCAATGACTAAGGCTGCTCGAATAAATTTAGAAAAAGCACAAAAACAAGAAAAGGAAAAACAAACAATGGAAAAACAGGAAAAACAAAATATACCTGTATATGATAATTACCAAAAACAAGAATCAATGTCTATCAAAGAAAAGATTGGTACTTGGAACCACAATTTCAGTCAATTAGATGAGCAAGCAAAATTCTTTTACTTATTAGAACAAGGTAAAGGTATTGTACAACTAGATGAGACTAAAAGAATAACTGGTTATAGAGTATATGGTTGTGTTAGTCAAGTATGGGTTTTACCCTCACTTAAAGATGAAAAAATGTTCTTTGAAATGGATGCTGACTCTCACGAAGCTAGAGGTGTGGTTTACATATTACAATCACTATTTTCAGGTCATAAACCATCTGAAATTTTAGAAATAACAGATCAAGAAATAATTGATATAGGTTTCTTTGAAACATTAATTTCAAAAAGACGAGACGGTACTTTTGCGGTAGTAAATGCTATAAGAAGTTACTCTAGAGATATGCTTGAAATGTTATCGGAACAATAACAAACAAGGTTTATCATAATATCGGGAGATTAAAAATGAAGAATTTAAAAGACGTGTATGCCTTCTTAAATGAAGGTGTCTATGACAAAGGAATTTTTAAAGCTTTTTTTTTAGCGGGTGGACCAGGTTCCGGTAAAACGTTTGTTACAGGAAATGCTTTCGCTGGTGTAGGATTAAAAGTAGTAAACTCCGATGTAATTTTTGAAAAAGAATTATTAAGAGCAAACTTGTCATTAAAAATGCCAGATCATGAAAAATATTTCAAAGACAAGATTAGAGCCAGATCTAAGATTACGGCAAATTCTCAACTAGAGAGCTATGTACAAGGAAGATTAGGTGTCATCATTGACGCAACAGCTCGTGATAAAGCAGTTATCAATAGACAACATTCTATGTTAGTAGCGCTAGGCTATGATTGTTATATGATATTTGTAAACACGAGTTTAAATGTAGCTTTAGAAAGAAATGCTAATAGAGAAAGAGTTGTGCCAGACCATGTAGCAAAATATAGTTGGAACAAAGTACAAACTAATATTGGTTCTTTTCAATCTATATTTGGTCCATCTAATATGTTAATTATTGATAATAATAGTTCAGAAAAAGAATTAGTAACTGCTACTATTCAAACTGCTTCGAGATATATTAATAGACAAGTTAATAGAACACCACAGAATTACATAGCTAAACAATGGATAGCAAATCAATTAAAAGCTAAAAATAGAAATGATTAAAAAATTTAAAGAGTATTTAATCAAAGAAAGTATCATAGATATACCTAGACGTACATATGCGCCTGGTGTATTTGATAACGCTGATACAGAAAATCCAAAATTAAAGTCTGAAATTATAGGTATAATTATGAAACAATTTACAGATTTCAAAAAAGAATATCCTATACTAGAATATTCATTAATAGGTTCTATTCTAACTAAAAGATATAGAAATGACGCAGATTTAGATGTAAACGTTTTATTTGATATACCTGAAGAAAAACAAGAAGAAGAAAGAATTAGATTATCTAAAAAATTTCTATCAACATCTACGCCAAATAATATACAAAGTAAATTAATACCAGGAACTAAACATCCAATTAATTACTATTTTATTACAAACAAAAAAACGTATGACGAACAAAATGAAAAAGCAGACGCAGTATTTAATATAGGCAAAAACGAATTTATTAAACGTCCTAAAGAATTTACTTTTGATGTAAACTTATATATGAAAGAATTTGAAAAAAAAGTACAAGAGTTAGATGGAATTAAAGGCGAACTAAAAAGAGATATAATAGATTATAATGAATTAATAGAATTACAACCAAATGATATTTTAAATTTACAAGATAAAATTAATAATAAGCTAGAAGAAATAGAAAATAGTATTGAGGATATAATCAAAGTTGGCGATCAAATTGAATTAGATAGAAGGACAACATTTAATACTGATATGACACCAGAAGAAATTAGACAATATGGTATTAAAAACAGACTACCTAAAAATGTTATTTACAAGATGTTAGAAAAATATCACTATTTAAAATTTTATAAAAAATGTAAACAAATATTAGATGATGGCAAGATTACAGACGATGAGATAAAAAGTTTAACTAATGAAGACATAGATAATATGAACGAAGAATCTATTGCTTCAACGTGGAACGATTTTCAAGAAGCAATAACTTTAAAAGGTATTAAAAAATCCGCTCAACGACCTAAATCTATAGCATTTACATTTGGTCGTTTCAATCCACCAACTATCGGCCATGAAAAACTTATTACAAAAGTTTTATCACTAAGAGCAAACAGTCACAAAATTTATTTAAGTAGAAGTGAAGACAGTAAGAAAAATCCATTATCGCCAAATATTAAGTTTCAAGTTATGAAAGATATGTTTAAGTACGCAAGACAAAATTTAGAGATTAGTCCAACAAATATGATATTAGATTTAGTTACCAAAATATATAATCAAGGCTTTACAGATATTACAATGGTTGCTGGTAGCGACAGAGTAAGTGAATTTGAAAACATATTAAATAAATATAATGATGTGAAATCAAGACATGGTTACTATAACTTTGATAATATTAATATAGTATCTGCCGGCGAAAGAGATCCTGATGCCGAAGGCACCACTGGCATATCAGCAAGTAAAATGAGAGACGCAGCCACTAAAGGCGATACACAGGAATTTCAAAAAGGATTACCAATCAGTTATAGATCTCCATTAAATGTTACTAGGTTAATGGGTTATGTTAGAGTTGGTATGAGATTGGCTGAGACAGTTAATTATTTAGATTCTAACAACAAGCCAGTGTTAAGTATGGAAGAATTTGGGCAAAAACAAATAAGAGACCTTTATTTAAGAAACATGATGTTTAACATCGGAGAAAAAGTAGATTATACTAAACAAAACATACAAGGAACTGTTAAAAGAAAAGGTACAAACTATATTGTACTAGAGGACAATAATAATAATTTACACAAAGCCTGGATATGGGACTGTGTACCAATCTCTAGTGATAAAGAAGTTGCGCTTAGAGAACATAATTTAAATATAGATTACGGCTTTGAGGCTGTATCTGAAAAAAAATATAATGAGATATTTGACGATCTAAAGAAAAAAATTAAAATGAAATTAGAAAATGAATCATATGAAATAGGCGCAGACTATGCCAATCATACAAAAGAAATAACACCAGGACAAACGCCAGAAGCCATACCAGTTGACGCTAAAGAGAAAGGTTTGCCTACACAAGGGCACAAAAACATCAAAATAGAGAAAATAACTGAAAAAGATGTAGATAATTGGGCTTCTCAAGATGAAACAATAGATAAATATAGAGAAAGGTACGGCGATAATTACCAACAAAAGATACAAGAAGTGAAAAACAAGATGTTATCTTTAAAAGATTTCGCTAAAGAATAAAATATGAGTTTTATAAAAGAATCATACTTAGCATACAAAAAAGTGTACGAGGTAAAAGAAACCTCAGACCACGAAATATCAATGGCTCGTGGCGAATTAGAAGCTATCGCTGATAAAGCAACTCAACTTGCTTCTATGTTACAAGGTAAATCAGATGAAGGCAATCCACTCGAAGCTTGGGTGCAATCTAAAATTACTAAAGCAAAAGACTATATCACTTCAGTATCAGATTACATGATGCACGATCCTGGTACAAATGAATCAAAATTAATAGAAAATGACCTAATGGGTACTCTTACAGACACTCAATTAGCTAATATTAAAAAAGCATGGGCAAATAAAACCATGAAAGATGTAACACCTGGTATAAAAGCTATGCTTGCTAAAATGGATATGCCAACTAAAGTTGCAGTTAAACACGCAGGTATTAATGTACTTTCAGACTTAGTATATGAAGAAGCAGAATTACAAGAAAAACCTAGCAGAAAAAAACACGTTGTATTTAAAATAGATAATAAGTTAGTAGCTAAAGATTTTAGAGGATATAATGATGATGAAATTGCAAAATCTATAGATGATTTTTTAAAACAAAATAGTAAATCTATAGTAGTTCAACAATCACCAATTCAAAGTGTTACAGAATCACACTTCTCAATGGGCCAAAACGTAATCTTTAAAGGTCCTAAAAATCCTATAACACCAATTAAAGCACAAATTATAAAATTAGAACCACCATATACAGGTGCTTACTATCAAATTAAAAAAGCGGATGGCGAAACAACTTACGCATCGCCAGACCAATTAGAATTAGACGAAGATTTAGAAGAAGGTAAAATGTCTCAAATCTACACAATGGATCAAGATGGTGCCTCTATTGAAGATATTGCTAAAGCATTAAAAATTAGAGCATCAACTGTTAGAGCTATATTAGGCGAAGAAGTAATAGAAGAAGTAATATTAGAAAGTTTTACAGATGTACAAATTGCTCAACTTAAAAAAGAATTTGAACCTCTTAAAGGCAAACAAATATCTACAGCAAGAGCAAATCAATTATCAAACATATTAAATAAATTAGATGACGGTTCATTAGATAAATTAAAAAATGCTTTAATACCTTTTGTATCAGCACTAGCAGCTGTAAAAGTAACTCTAAGAAAAATGAGAGGCGTTAAAATAACAAAAGTAACTGTGCCAGGTTTAGAGAACATGGCTGAAGTACACGCCAAAGGTTACACGGTTAAATATAAAATGAAAAAAGATGACAAACTTATAAGTCAAATGTTTTATGTTGATAAAGATTTAGCTATTAAATTTTTATTAGATGTAAAAAAAGATGGTGGTAATGGTATCATTACAGCAAACGAACAAGTAGAAGAAGAAATTAAAGTAGATAAACCAGCTATCGTAAAAAGTTTACAAGATAGAATGAAAAAAGTTCAATCAGAACCAGATAGTACTGATAAAAAAAACATGCTACTTTACATTCAATCTAAAATTAAAATGTTACAATCTAAAAATGAAGAAAAATTAGAAGAAGGTGCTAAACGATATAAAGAAATGAGTAATGTAGGATCATCAAAATATGTTGTTAGTTTTCACGATGGAATAAAAAAACATAATGATGGTAGTGATTTTTTTGATATACAAATTTTCAAAAATAAAGAAGAAAAAAATAAATTTATAATCGGTTTAGAAGTAAAAGGATATAGGCCTGTCAAAATAGGAGAAGAAGTAAAAGATTTACAAGATGCTTGTTGGACAGGTTACAAACAAGTAGGCCTTAAAAAGAAAGGCAAAAAAATGGTGCCTAATTGTGTGCCAGAAGAAACATTAAGAGAACAAAAATTTAAGAAAATGTTTGGAGAATTTAAAAAAGAATATAACAAAAAAAGAGGGGTATAAAATGAGTTATTTAAAAAACAAACCAAATAGTTTGGAAGATATGGCAAAAATGATGTCTATTCATGTAAATCAAGAAGATTATAAAGATAAATTTAAAAAAGAATTAGATAAGTCAGGTAAAGCGGGTATCGGCTCCATGACAGATAAAGAAAAAAAAGACTTCTTTAATAAAATAGACTCTATGCACAAAGCTAAAGATGAAGAAACGAAAATAGATGAATTAACAGCAGGTCAAAAAAAATTACCACCGGCTTTACAAAAGGCTATTAAAGCAAAAGAGAAAAAAGAAGAAGTAGAAGTAAATGAAGAAGATGCTTACGATGGCACTCCTGCAGAAGTTAAAAAAATGAAAGAAAAAGAAAAAGCAGACGCTGAAAAAGCAAAATCTAAGAAAGAAGAACCTATGTCACCTGCTGATATTGAAAGATTGAAAAAACAAGGTATGAAACCTAAAAAAGAAGAAGTAGAGATTACCGAAGTAGAAAATAAAACATATGGTTGGACTTTAGTTTCAAAAGCAAAAGACCTTGCTAAAAAGTTTGCTGATAATATGGCAAAAGCTGTAGATGAAATTGAAAAACTAGAAAAAGGATTATCAAAAAATCCTTCAGTAGAACAAGAACTAAGAAAATATAATGAAGAAGTAGAGATTACTGAAGGCCAATTTAAAGAAATAGACACACGAAAAGGTGATCTTAAACTCGCTAAAGATAAAAGAGATCAATTAAAAAATAAATACAATGCAATCATGGCAGGTCAAGCAAGCGGCGATGAAGGAGAAGTAGAAGATCAAATAAGAAAATTATCTTTTTCAATTAAAAAACAAGAAGATGATTTAATTTCTTTAATGAAAAAAGTTAAAGAGAATCAAAAGAACGAAGCAAATGATGTAGAAAAAAAAGATGATGATAAAAGTAAAGCAGATGTTGAAAAACTTAATGCAACCATTACTTTATTAAAACAAAAATTGGAAAATGAAAAACATAAGGCAGTTAAGCCATCACCTAACAAAGAAACAGGTGAAGTACCTTTGTCTATAGGTATTGCATACAAACATCTAAGAGATAAAATGAAAACTGAAGCTACTAAACATAAAAAAGAAGATACATTAGATGCTGTTCAAGTTCCTGTTAATACTTTTCAAAAAGATAAAGAATTGAAAGAACCTAAAGGTAAAACTTTAACAGGCGAGCCTAAAACTTCAGTAGAAATGAATCCAAAAATTAATCATTCATTTTAAGGATAATATAAATATTATAAAAATTGACAAACAAGTAAACAAACAATTAGGAGTTTAAAGGAACTATGGCAACATTTACAAAGATATTATCTGATACAAAAACACATGCCAAAGTATTACTAAGCTTCGATAGCGACAGTGATACTACTACTACCGCCGTTGATGCTAGTGCTTTGAGTGGCCACGAAAACGGAGCTAAATTACATATTACACATATTAATTTTGCTTTATCAGGTCATCTACAATTACAATTTAAAGGTTCAGCAGCTGATGTTGAAGCAATTGACCTTACAGGTGCTGGGGTCTATTACGGTGCTGTTATAAAAAATACAGCAACTAATACTACTGCAACTGGTGGCGATATTGTGACGGATACAACCAGTGCTTCAGGTTATGCTTTATTGACTCTACAAAAAATAGGGTTTGCTGAAGAAGTAATATAAAATAACAGAGACATAGAAAAACTAACTTCGCTGTTGAAAGTGGTAATTGTTTAAAACCTATTATGGCAATTAATAAAAATACTAGAATTTATTGTGATATGGATGGTGTCCTTTGTGACTTTGCCAAAGGTGTCGAAAAGGTCTTAGGTACTTCCATAGACAAGTGGATGTATGGTTCTAAAGACGAAAAGTGGTCTAAAATAAAAGAAACACCTAAATTTTGGCACACATTACCATGGCATACAGGTGGTAGACAGCTTTGGTCTTTCATATCAAACTATAAAGCACATATACTATCAGCATACGTAGAACAAATCAGTGATCCTAATTGTATACCTGGTAAAACCTATTGGGCAAAAACAAATTTAGGTATATCTACATCAAGAATTAATCTAGTTAAGAGATCACAAAAGCAATTATACGCAATAACATTGGGCGAACCCGCTGTTTTAATAGACGATTACAAGAAAAATACAGATCAATTCACACAAAGAGGTGGTATAGGCATACTTCACACTTCTACTTCCAATACTATTAGAGAACTTAAAAAGTTAGGCTTCTAGTCAAAATTCTTATAAATAGCTGTGTTATAACGAATTAAAAACTTAATATTAAGGAGAGAACAATGAGTTTATGGGGAACAGACGTAAAACCCAAAAATCTTACCGCAGTTGAGAAGTTAGAAGTATTTCAAACTAATCAAGGCTGGGTCAGAGAAGCGGGTTCGATATTATCGGGAAATGGAAATGTTAACGCAAATCCAGAAGTTTTAGTAGCTATTAGTGGATTAGCGACAAAATCCGGAACAGGAAATATTACAGAAATAGAACGTATTACTACATCTGTAAGTGCAGCATCAGCAGGTCCTTTTTCAGCTAGAGTTAGATTTAATGAAAAAGTTGATGTAGATACATCAGGCGGAACACCTACACTATTAGTTACCAATAGTAATAATGGAGTTTCTACTTCAGTTAATATATCACTAGACTACGCTTCAGGAACTGGAACAAATGAATTAACATTTACAGGAACTTGGACATCAGGTCAATTATTAGAAAATGATGTTTTACAAGTTGAAGCTAATGCAATTGCATTAAACAGTGGTACAATTAAAGACGCTGGTACTTCAACAAATAGTACAATTACAAATAGCGCTCAAGCAAATACTATTACAGTAGCAGCTTAGTGTAAAACTTATAATGGGTGAGAAAACTCACCCATTATGAACATAAATATATAAACAAAGTGATGTAGTCAAATGACTACAGTAGCATTCCCGCAAGGGTTAACATAAGGAGTTAAAATGGCAGACAAGAAAATAACACAATTAACTGATCTAGGCAACGCTTTAGATACAGCAGATTTGTTTCACATAGTAGATGACCCGTCAGGTACACCTATTAACAAAAAAGTTTCAGCTGAAGCAATATTTAATAATATTCCAAGTTTTATTGCATTAAAGCAAACAGCTCAAACAATTACAGCAAGTGGTTCGTCTCAAGCGGCAAATCTTACAACAGCTGTAACATTAATTGATGCAACTTCGACAACAGCACCAACAACATTAGCGGCCGCTACAACAGATGGACAAATTAAAACTATTTTAAATTCGTCTACAAGTGGTACTAGTGCAGTAACAATTACGCCAACAAACTTTAAAGAAGGTACAACTATAAACATAGATGCTCCAGGTAGGTCAGTAACTTTGATTTACAAGTCTAGTTTTTGGTATATAATTGGTGGTTCTGGTTTTGTAGTAGCTTAATAAATATTATTAGGAGAAATTATGATAATTGATGAAAAAATATTAGTAGAGGAAAAGGAATTATTAACTAAAGAGTTTAATGAATTGTCCTCTAAAATAAGACAAGTTGAATTAAATGTTGGCACAATGAAAGCAAATTTAAACGCAATCAGTGGTGCTATACAACAAACAGATAAACTTTTGATTAAAACAAAAGAAGAAATTATTCAAGTTATGGGTGATCATCCATAACCTGATTAAAACAAAAGAAGAAAAATAATGAAAAAATTTAAATCATTTGTAAAAGAAGAAGACTTAAAAGATTTTGAGGAAGATGTTTTAGCGGGTAAAAAACTTACTATTAAGTTTCCAATACCAACTAAAACATCAACCGAAGAAAAAGAAAAAGAAGGAATTAAAAAAGATGAAAACATTTAAGAAATATTTAAAAGAATATGTTGTTAACAACACCAGAGGCGTAGGCACTCCGGAGGTAAACTCTGTAGAAGACGGCAGTATTGGTGTTCATAACATACATGATCCTGAAGTTTTAAAAAGAGTAAATGCTTTTGTAGGATCAATTGGTGAAAGAGAATACATTAAACCTGGTTTTGCAATTGACGAATTAAGAACAAAACTATCTAAAATAGGTCTAGAAGTTAGTCCTGTTACTATGGAAGGTGAAAAAGGAAAAGTTACTGTAATGGTTAACGCATACGGTGGAAGATTTGGTAAAGACATAGACGGTTCTGATATTAATGATGACGGCATATCTCATAAAAAAGAAGGTGGCCTTAAACTAGAGGTTACATACGAGAGATTAATAACAGGAACATCAAAAGTCTACGCTAAGTTAGTATAGACTGCAATGTTCAAAGAAATAACCAAAGATAACTGGTTGCTTTTTGCACAGAACAATTATGATAATCCTACTCTAGAAAATGAGAAGGAATTTTATGAAGATATTAAAAGAATAAGATATCTAAAAAGGTTATTTCGTAAGTATATCGTAACAGGAAAAATAAAGGCCAGATTAGTAGTTAATCACCTGATAGTTTTACAAAACGTATTTGGTGTTGAATGTACAATCTCGTTATTATTATTTAAAATTGATACTAGATATTGGAATATATTAAAAACTTTTTTAGAATACCTTGAATACTTATATCCACATGAGTTAAATAATATTGAAAGTGATACTAAAATAAAAAAGTTACTAGACGAACAATTGTCAGAGGAATTATATGGATAGAAGTGTAGATTTATTAATAACATATAGAGTTATCAAACTATTATCAACTCCTTTTAAAAATCAAGCTGCTTTTAAATATGGTATTATTGATGAAAAAGGTAAGGTATTAAGAAAGTATAGAACTATACAAAGTCCACAAGAACAAAGATCATATACTTTACTACACAGATTTGTATTTAATTTAAAAAGAATACTGGCAAAGGTAGGAATTACAGGAGCTTTAGGTTCTTTTGCGGTTGCGGCTGCCATCTTATTTAAAGAAAATAAAAAAGCTAAAAAACATCAATTGGTAATAGAAGCCGCTGTAATCACATACTTAAAACAGACAAAACAGTATGATTCAATGCTGTTAGAAGACATAAATACACCAGATATACAAGAAACACCAATTATGACTTGTTTTGGTGTAGATGTATTTGAACAAAACGGAGAATTAATAAGCGAGTATGACTATGACAAAAAATTATAAAAAAATGATAGACGAAATCATCAATAAGATGGATGAAGACGCTCCAGCAAACTCTACTGGAGTTGCTATCGCAGGAACAGGTGACGATAATACTGTTCATACAAATAAATCAAAATTAATAAAAATGGGTAGACGAGACCCTTTAATGTTTGCAAAACCAAAAACATTTAAACAAAAAATCAAAGAAAGTGATGATAATAATAATATTTTATTAAAAGGTGTATTAGATAAAATTGATAGTATAGAAGTTAAGATTGATGAATTGACAGAGTCTAAAACACAAATCACTGTAGAAAAAGAGAAAGAATACAAAACTTTTAGAGATAAGTATCATGGTTAAATCATTTAAAAAATTTTTAAAATCAAAAGAAGAAACGGTAGATAATCCGTATGCTATTGGCATGGCCGCTGCTATGAAAGCAAAAGATGATCAACCACCTTTAAAGAAATCTACGATTGCAAAAGCACATCATATTGCTGATAAAATTAAAAAAGAATATATAGGTGGTATGCCTAGTTATAGCGGACCAGGAGTAGATAGTTTTAAACCAATGGTAAGTTTAAAAAAATCTGATTAAAAAAATAGAAATTATTTAGTTTCTATTTTAAACAAGTAACAAAGGAGAAAAAATGATAGAACTAATTACAGATTTAGCAACTAGATTTTGGCAGTTTACAGTATTAGGTATTTTGATTATTGTTGGTCTAGTTATTAATTTAACAGACAAATATATGAGAGGTAAAAAAATAGATTTTTCTTTTGATGAATATCCACATATGCAACCAATTAAAATTGCTACCAAAGACAAAGGTTTTTGGGGTGCTATAATTTTATGGTTGTTAGGTGGTAGAACTTGGACAATTACAAAAGATTTTAAATATAAATTAAGAGGACAAGAATATGTAATACCTAAAGGTTTTACTTTTGATGGTGCAAGTGTACCTAAATTCTTAGCGTCTTTCTTATCGCCAGTAGGTGTGTTACTTATTGGTGGGTTAGTACACGACTATGCTTACAAGTATGCTGCTTTAAAATCAGCAAACAATAAAGATTCATTGTTATTATTAGATAAAGAAAACGCAGATAAAATTTTTAGAGATATAAACATAGAAGTAAATGGTTTTCATTTCTTAAATTATCTAGCGTATTATGGTTTAAGAGTAGGT